TTTTTTGAAGTTTGTGATTTCTTTTTTTATGATCTTTCTTAAATCATTTTTTGTCATTTTCTTTCCTAAAATTATTATTTATATTACTAGTAGTCATCATTAAGCCAGGGGTATACCCTGCTTTCATTGAATCCGTAACTATTGCCTTTATATCCTTGGGGAAACATCTTCCGCCATATCCTCGGTCTTTGGGGAACACTAAGGTGTGATTACGATTGATTCTGGGATCCAATAACCACAACTCTCTTAATTCGTTATAATCCACTCCAAAGGTCTTTGCGATATCAAACCATTCATTACAGAAAGTTACTTTCAAGGCAAAGAAACTGTTTTCCATATATTTAGCAAGACTAGCTGTTATGATGTCGGTTTGAAAGAACTGCGTATCTACTCCCATCTTTCGTTTGAATATATCAACACAGGTTGAGGTATCTTTCTTCTCCCCCCCAAACACTTGCCAAGTATGAGACTCCATATTTCTTGGATCGGGATATTTCCAAGGAGGGGTAAAATACTTGGATTCCCCTATGAATTCGGGGCTAAATACTAGTCGAGGGTAAGCGAGAAACATCTTCTTAATCTCGGAAGGGGGAACAGTACTTTTAATTAAGGTCACGGGGAAATTCTTTGTATTGTTTGCAATGTACTGTAGAGATTCCCACACTATCGAAGTATCTGCTGAACCGTCTTCCTTCTCGTTGGTAGGAACACAAATAACAATTAAGTCTGAGTTGTCTAGATTAGATTGGGTCATCCCCATTGCCTCATCTTTAGCAAACCCTTCCTTAAACTTGGGATCTTTTACTGCTACTATCTCGTCCCCAAAGAGACGATGAATACTCTGTCCAACTACTCCATATCCTATAATAGATATTCTATGCATTTATAACTCCCTCCACTTTAGCGATAATTATTTGATCTGTAGACGCTCCGTCGACAGTCTCACTCAAATCCCAATTTCTTAACTTATCTGAAGAATACAAAACTACGTGCTGAAAATGTTTAGTCATCAACTCATAGAATTCTCCGGCAGTCCAATGATTAATGTGTAAAGGATTGGCTTCATCTCTCTTTTGAATTTCTTCGTTATTAACATTAGGAACAGTAATAAACCCCACAGTATTAAGTTTATTGGAAAAGAACTGTTTAACGCTTCCCAAACCAGATTCTACGTCTTCCAGATGTTCGATAACTTCGGACATTACTACTACCTCAAAAGGTGCGTATTCTCTTGTTGTAGGGTGCTCTAAATCCATTAAGTCGAAACTAACATTAGGTCTTTCAAACATCTCTTTAGCAAAGGCTATCGAGTCTTTATTGATATCTATTCCCCACGCATGCCTAGCTGTGTGAGAAAGAATATTCGTTCCTATTCCTATCGAGCATCCGATATCAATTACGGTTCTTCCGTTGGTCCAGAAGTCCTTAATTGCTGTGTAAATCTTTCTTTGATTGGGAGGAATCATTATTCCCCTTAATTTGAATCTATTAATATCCCTATCTATCCAGGATATTTCCGCCGATATGTTTTTGACTGTCATAAATTTCCATAATTGCAGGTTCTAGTTGCTGTTTAAATATATAATCTAAATTGAATTTCTTTAAAGCAAGTCGTTGAGCCTTTAAAGCACTGTTTTCGTTTAAAGCGGATACAATAAGTAGGGCTACATCTCTCATGTAGTTATCCAATCCTCCCGGAAACTGTGGATTGTCGACTAAGGAACCAAACCTAAAATACATTGCATTTTCTGCTGCGAAATCCCTCATAGCTGGGAAACTATAGTTTAGTACGAGTAAGTTCTTAGCCAACATTGCTTCCAACAGGATTAAGGGGCAGTTCTCAGAAACAGAAGGGAAGATAAATACATTACTGATTAAGAAGAGATCTGTAATCACTTTACGAGGGGAACCGTGCTCCCATTTCTTATCCTGTAAAGAAGTAAAGATTAACTCTCTTCTCTCTATCCCGTAACTCGCAGCTAGTTGATACATTCTTTCAATCGCATCTTTCTCTCTTTGGGCATTGGCGTGAGCATTACAGACTATAAGTCTGATACTCTTTCCGATCTTTTTAATCTCCCCCATAATCCAAATTACCTTAGATAATTGTTTACCGTTATCATCCATTCTGGTTGTAGACAAAGGATAAACGTCTACCACATCGGCATTTAAAAGATCGTAATTTTCTACTAATTCCCTAGTAAACGGATGAAAGTCGTATAATACTCTAACATCCATTGGATTGAATATTGTTCTTACATCTTTAGGAAAAATTCCGTACATCTCTGCCGCTCTTATTGAGTCTGTATAGTTCATATAAACCAAACGAGAATTCTTAGGCAAAGTATATAAATCGTCGTAAGGAGATCCGTCCATCGTAGGTCTAATCGAAGGAGCAGAGTGCATCCAATGTAACCAACCTATGTGAGAGAGCTTCCCATCGACAGCTCTTCGTAAAGCTTCATTATAAGGTAAATAAGAGTTTATAAAAATAATATCGTGAGTAAGACAAACATCTATGTCTGTCATGTAAGCTTCTAAAGCTTCTTGAGCCTTATCCACATCTTTTTCAAAATTCTGAAGATCTCCCTTTCCGTAGGGTTCCAAAATAAGCTGAGGAATAACCTTCCTAACCTCTACCCCTTCAGGGACAGATTCGTCATCGTGAAAGATAGTTAAAACAAAAAGAACCGGGGAGTAACCATTTTTAAGCAAAGCTAGGAGTTGCTGTTTAACTACGGAAGCCAGAGAATACTCCGGACTAAAATCAGCAAATGTTGTTAGTATACCTACTTTTAATTTAGACATCAATTTCTGTTCCTTTGCCGAACCAGGGGTCGTCGTAACCCATACCTTTAATCTTTTCTCCAAGACTAGCCATCTCTCCCTCGTTAAACTGCTCAAGCTTCAAAGACCTTCTCTGGGGGGCTACCAGATCTCCTACAGTTAGTTCTTTGTTCTTAAACCTCTCTCTGTAACCCGAAACCTTCGGTACAGCTATAATCGGATCTTCTGTTGGAACTTCCTCTTTTGTTTCCTTATTAGAAGGAAGCATTTCTGGCTTTGTTTCCCTCTTGGGAGGAAGAATTTCCGAGCGCGAAGTTACATAATCCGAAATAACATCAGTCTCTTCTACAGGAACCAGCCTAAAGACTTTTCCATTTATTGTTACTGTGTCCATTACAGCTTTTCAGGATGCTTAGCTGCTACATGCATTCCAAGACCTATAGAAGTCTTAGCTACATAATCACAATACCTACAATTAATTTCTCCTTCTTTTCTTTCTAAAGACTCGTTCTCATCTCCTAGTTCTTCCACTTCTGCCGGGACTTCGGCCCCTTCCTGAAGATATTTCGCAGAAATCTTCCTTCTCTGAAGGAAAGGATAGATAGACACAAGATAATCAGCTACATACTTAGGAAATACTGCCGTCTGACCGCCCTTAATAGACCACTCAAGAGTAGTTCCCGTGGTCTTAGGAAGATTGTCCACTAAAACCGGATCCCCATTTATATCGCATACGAATTCTTCTATAGGGTAATTTAATATATCCAACGTGGTAGGATTGACCAGTGCTGCTTTCATAAAACTCCTTGTAGGCCACCCTCTCTCACTCGAGTGAGAAGGTCTCGCCTATTATTAAATAATTGTTTAGGGCTAGCCTGAATTCGGTCTGCCCAGAAATCTTGGACTACCGCCTCTATGTTAGAACTAGAGTCGTCAAGTATAAAATACACTCTTCTAGGATCGGTAGGATTCACTCCTACAACATCGAATCCCAGAGTAAGCAGGGTCGCAGCTAAATTTATGTCAGATGTCTGATAAACTTTTTTTTCCATTTCCAGATTTTAATTAATTCTACTACTTTTTCTTGATAAGGTAAACGTCTATTGTTCCACCACTCATTATAGTAGAGATTCTAGCCCTAACATAGAGTTGAGGAAGACCAATATTAGTAGATATATTATTACCCCCAGCGACACTAATAGCAAAGACTTTGCTTGCAGCATCAAGAGTAAGTGTAGTGAGTTGTTTCCATGTTCCTGCATAATCTGAAGTCCTTGCAGCCTCAAGTTCAATAACCCCTCCCGAAACTCCTGCCCCCGTCTCAACTAAAAGAGTAATCGCCTCAGCATCCCCAACAAACACCGCATCTGACGTAGTTTCATCAGCAGACTCGTCGTTAAAGAGTTTATAAGTATCGATTTCCCCGTGATTAGATGCGTATATTGTAGATTCTTCTGATAATATTGCCATGAATCAATTATAACTTATACCACAATCTCTATCAACCACCCAACTCCTTTGTGGAAAGTAACCTCGATCTCGTCACCCCATCTAAGAAACTCCTGATAGACAACGCTCTCACTCCAATCCCTCTCGTTTAACCCTTTCATATCGTTAATTGTAATAAGTAGGTGGGTCCCGGACCTACTTAAACGTGAAACTTCTTCTCTTAACGGGTTTAAGTCGGGGAAGTAATTGACTACTCCACACAAAACTATTGTATCAAAATGAGCCGATAGGGGACACGATAGAATGCTAGAAACAAAAAACTTCCCTTTAGGAAAGTTAATCTTAGCTTGTTTTATCCCCTCCTCGGAGAAGTCTATTCCGGTAACGTCGTTATTCGTGCCTTCCCAGATGCACGCAGGTCCACAACCTAGATCCAGTATTTTACCACTAGATTTAGCTCTAATTAACTCCCAAAAGAGTTGATGATGCTTACGATAATTGATATAGGGACGAGACCAATAGGTATTCCAGGGTTCTTTTTCCTTCCAAGGAACAAAGTTCATTTCTATACCGTCGTAGTAGTAGAAGATGAAGAAGTACTTGAAGAAGTACTTGAAGAAGTAGAAGTTGACGTACTAGTAGCAAATGTGTCCGAAAGTACTACCCAACTGGCAGTAGTTCCACTGGTAGCTGTGTTTAAAAACAGTCTTGAATACCCGGAATGATAGAAGATCTCTCCTCCGCGCCATTCCTCGGAATCAACATCATTAGAACTAATCCCATAATACTCCGAGGGATGAGAAGGGATACTACTTAATATCTGAAAGTTTGCTGACCCGTCGATTCTATCTAAACGTGTAACCATTAGGCCATCGTCGTGGTAGAGCTGGAAGAAGAGCTTGAAGAAGTCGAGCTAGACGTCGAGCTAGACGTTGACGTAGAACTAGAGGTACTTGAAGAAGTCGTGGTAGCTAACTGATCCAAAAGCCTCTTCCAAGTGGCTGTTAAGCCGCTGGTAGCGGTCTGAAGATAGATTCTACTGTCTCCTGAATGATAAACTACTTCCCCACCTTTCCACTCTAAAGAATCTGTATCCGAGGCATTAATTCCGTAGAATTTAGCCGGAGTAGCTGGTAAAGAACTTACTATTTGGATGTTTGCTGACCCGTCTATTTTGTTTAATTGTGTAACCATACTACTAAAAAGGCCTAGGGCTGGAGGCCCCAGGCCCTTTCTAAAATCCTAACTAAGTAATTTCCTAACCTGTGTACGCGGCTCCATCACCTTTAGATCCCCACATACCTCTGAAATCGCTCCAACCCATTGAGAATCTAACTCTCACTTTGTATAAAGCTGCGTCGGAATCGAAAGAGTAATCGGACTTGAATTCAGGTCGAATTCTCCAGAAGAAATTCAGGAGGTGATTCGCGCTATCCTGTAAAAACCAACCTGTAGTAGAAGTCAAGTATCTCCAAGTAATCACGTCAAAAGCATTCTGGTATACGTTAACATCGTTGTTAGCAGTACCGGGTCTCATCTGCGAGCTTGTCAAAATCATTGCAGTCTTTCTCAAATCAGTAGGAACAATCAATTTATTCATCTGGAAGTTTACAATTTGTCCTTTGTCGTTCAGTAACTTTTCAGCAGCAATTCTTCCTGTTTCAAGATTCGACTCACTTAACGTAATTCCTGTAGCAGAAGCGTTCGATTGAGCAGTTCCACCATCGGCTCTTGTGTGTGAAGTAGAAAACAGAGGTTTAGCATCACCGTAGCTTGTAGCGGTAGAAGTAAATCCGTTGTTTAAAACATTAGCAGAGTAGTATTCAGTCGTGTAAACCACAGCCTTTGCAAGTGCACGAGGCATTCTTGCAATGACGTTATTCTGATCGTCTTCAACTAATTCCTGAGAAACCTTAAATCCTTTTCCATATTTCAAATGAACATAAGATGTACGATACATCTTAACCGGATCTTCATAATCCAATGCTCCAAGTTCATCTTGCTGTACTAACTTTCCAAAACCAGTTGTCGCAGAATCAACTTCTGAGTCCTTGGTTGAGGATTCCACATTGAAGATAGAAGGCATTACTTGCTTCTCTTCGTTGTATCGATCGAAGAATATAGTTCTTAAAGAGGGATCGAGTTCGTCTTTAAAATTTGCACGTGTTGCTGGCATATTTAATAGCTCCTTTTAAGCTTGCGCGTACGGATCGAGCATACTTTCAGCGATCCTAAATAACCCTTTTGAAGCGTCTCCGTCACCATCCGGATCTAAGCTTATTAACTGGAACTGTCCTGTAGTATCACTTGCTGAAGTTTGATCAAGCGTATCCTCATCTGTTAAATCGAAGAATTGCATTAAATTAGTTGTAGCAAGAGTTCCACTTGAATCGGTTGAGAATAAAGAATACTTGTCAACAATGACCTTAGCTTCAACTAAATCTACTGTTTCATTATCAGAATCTACTGTAAACGTATCAGTCGTTCCTGTATCTGCTGAGATCGGAAGACCGTTTTTGTCAACAACACCGATTACAATACCTAAAATCTCTTCTCCAGTAGTAGCCACAACTACGTGACCATCGCTGTTTAACATAACAGCATCCCCAATAGTGATTGTGTCACTGTTGTCTATGATGAAATTTAAAGACGTAGGTGCGTCTTTTGTTAAGAGGCTTTTTCTAAAAATAAATCCTGCCATTGTTTTCTCCTTGTTAGAGGCTCCTACTAGGAACCAATCTAATTAACTATATTAAGTATAGTTGATGTGTCAATTAATAACAATGGAGATTAGTGCAATGATTATTGTTTCTTCTTCTCAGCTTCAGGTATTCTAGTTCTTTCGTTGTCCCTATCCTTGTAGACTTCTTCTACCTTTTTAGGATCGAGATTCAGCTTTTTAGCCCATCCCGCCTGTTTCTCATCTAAAGTACCTTCTTCCGGGGCATCTAAAATTCTACCCTTCATGTGAGGCATGGCTCCCGAGTTATTTGTATAAGCTCCTGCGTAACCTTCTAGTTTTCCGTCCGCGATAGCTTTTTCTACATCTACAGCTTTATAAGCTTTATCCAAAACTCTACTAAGCATCTCAACCGGAGCGGACTCAACAGACTGACCGAAAACATTTAAATGCTCTTCAATCGCTCTACGAACTTCCTTCTGTTTCTCTACCGGAAGGGAGGCAATCCCCGCTTTTTCTTCAAATTGACCTATAATCTGCTCTCGTTGGGTTCGTTTGACGCTTTTAACGTCTTCATCAACTGCTTTAAGTTTTGCGTCCTGTACACCATTAACGTCTGTCTTCTTTCCCTTTTCATCTGGTTGCTCGGTTGGTACTGGCGCGTCACCTCCGTAGGTTTTGTAATAAGCTCCTCTAACTTTCTCGGTAAGTTCTTGATCACTTACAACTGCCTTGAGAATAGAATCTGCCTGGTTAGCAAACTTCTGTACTTCTCCAAGTTCAGAACTTTTCTTACCAAGTTCTGTTTCAAGCTCCTTTATTTTCTTATTCAAATTTTCTACTTCTGGATTTGCCGTTGGGGCAATAGTTGGTACTGTTTCTGACATTTTTCTCCTTCGGACGCGATCAGTCGCGTTCCCCGATAATTAATACTTATCCTCAAGCCCTTACCTTAGAGGTAAGGGCGAGAGCACCACTGGTAGGTGATACCCTATATTATACTATATTATTTCAAAATTGACTACGGAGTTCGGGCGGAGCACCATAAAAGGCTCCATATCCTTGCTCTCCCATTATCATTTTAGCCATCAAAGCATTCTTTAAAGGATCAAACATATCCTGGTAACTCTGAATACCTAATTGAGCTAGTTCCTGAGGATGCCTGTTAGCAAAATCTACGAAAGTATTTTCATTTATCTGAAAAAGTCCTGAATCCCTTGATCCATCAGCATTCACGTTAACAGCATAAGGATCGAATCCTGTGTTTTCCCCTCCATAATTGATTCCGGGAGTCCCCTGACCCTGTGATCCCCAATTTAAAACCCTAGAAGCAGTATTAGCTTCGGGTCCAAAAACCTGTCTTAGAGTATTTGCATAGGGATTAGCATACATAGAATAGGGAGGGGACAGGTCCTCGGTTCCTGCTACAGTAGGACTTAAAACCTGTTGGTCCTGGGAGAAAAGAATGCCTCTGAGAGCCGCGATAAGATCCTGAATGCCTCCTGAAGGCTCTCGGTAACCCAAATCAGGGCCGACAGAAGCAGCAGAAGGAGTTGAAACAGGAGTAGATTGTACTGGAGCATAGTCTTGTGAAACACCTTTCCTAACTGTGGTTGGGTTGACTCCCGGAAAAGCGAAGCCTAAACCGCTTCTAGAAAAGGGTGTGTTTTGTAAATAAGAGGAAACTGTATCTAAAATGTTCATTTTTGACTCTCTCGCCTTACATCTTTATCAATAATCTGGATCAAAGCGTTAAAAGCGTAGGAATAAGCCGTCTCTCTAGCGTGCTTATTAACAAAATTAGGGTCGTCTTCATTTAAATGAAAGGCAATCGTCTTTCTTTCCTCTATAATAATCTTCATCAGCTGCTTAATGGCTTTCCATTCTTGAGTCTCCTTGAACCTACCTAACAATTCAATCAATTCTTCCGGTATAACAGCCTTATAGACCTCAGTATTTATCTTTTTTATTGAACTAACGTACGGTTCCACCATTTAATCCTTGAGGAATCATCTCTGATCCCATAACTTTAGCTGGATTTGCAGACTTAGCAGCTCCTTCCATTATACCCTGACCTGTAGTAGTAGGTCCTGCCTGAGGGCTTCCTAATTCAGTTGAAGGTGCCCCTTGATCCCTCATCTGCTGAGCTTGATCTTCTAACATTATATGTTTAGCAAAGATCTGCCCCACAGAAGGGTTGGCTCCTAAAGCCTTAACGAATTCGGGAGAACCCATAAATGCTAAGTGAATCTTGGTATGCTCTGCTGTCGAGTAGGCGGTTCCCGGAATAGCTTTACCATCCATCATTGCCTTATTTTCTCTGTTGGCAAGTTCCATTAGCTGTGCCGGATCAATCATATTAGAAGGTCCTTGATTTTGAGTCGTAGTTTTAAAATCGTCAGGGTCATAGTCATTGATTTCAGAAAGCTTGTCTGCCAGTTTTCCTAAATCATAGTATCCTGAAGCTACAGCTGCTTGGGTTACGGGATTTGCCATAAACTCATTAGCATGCTGTTGCTGTAAGGGCTTAGAAAGAGGGAAGGAAGGATCTCCCGTTATTTTGAAATCGTATCTTCCGTACTGCGGACGAACCATATCAGGTGTAATATCAAAGAAGTTCTCTCCTTTAATTCCTTTTTGTTCCACTAGTTGGCCGTCTCTTCCCAGATCAAGTTTGACATCTTGAGTAGAAATTCTTCTTATATTATCGGCCTGTTTTGCTCCCAGAATCTTTTCTACATTAGGAGCTGAGTAGTATTGAACAATATTCGGAACTCTTAATCTTACAATTCCGGTCATTAATTCTCTTGATAGACCCCAAACTTTCATCTGAAGAGTCTTCATGGTAGATTCTTTAAAGATTGCAGCCTCCGTAGCAGTAGAAGAAGCTTGAGGATTTTGAACCCCTGTTACTTCTCTCCCATCTTGCTTTAAAAGTCCTTCCTCTTGGTAAGCTGAGGGATTAATGTCTCCGTACTCTAGAGCTTTTACATTCGAAGGGTCATCTACCGCAAGCATGTGTGAGGGACGTACAATAGTATCATCTTCGTCGATTACTTCCCTATTGGAAACCAATAAGGTTTTAAAGATATCCAGATGTTGCCTATCTAATCTCATACGTCTTATAGTAGTTAGTTCGTCTTGAATTGATTCTAGTAATTGAGGTTCGCCTCTTGCATAGAATCCGTCCAGTCTTGTTACATCCGAACCCTCTGCGAAAGGCAACTGTTTGTGCTGGTAAGGATTGGGTCCGTTTCTTAAAACTACATCATTTGCTACGATAATTAATTTGTCGGGAGTTCTTCCCCAATAAAAAAGAATCTCGACTTCGTTTTCTCTAATTCCTTTAGGAGGATCGTAGTATCTATAATAATCCTTAGCTGTACCTGGTTTAACATATTTAGAATCCCCTGTCTGATCCCAGATAGAATCTGCAAAAGTGTCTTTAAAAACATCAAAGTCCATAATGTATCTTCTGATACAGTCTTTGGCTTTGTACCTTCCTCTATTGATAGTCCTAGCCCCCTCGTCGATATAGAAATCCCTCAAACTTACGCGTTCTCCATAGACGTCGTTAAAATCGAAGACGTATTCAGTTTTATATTCCTCGATTTTCTTTTCGGGGTCGAACTTCTTTAAAACACTGACCTCTCTTCTGTCTATATAGTAATCATCTTGCCAGATCGTCTTTCCTAACACCAGACACTCTTTAAGAGCGTCTCTTAATTCCAAATCCCCGTCTCCTATTTCCCAAGTATAATCAAAGATATAATTCATTAGCTTTGCTCTAGGTTTATCTTCTTCTCCTCTTGCCGTCACCTTAGGTCGCATAGTCTGCCCTGCGATCTCCGAAAGAGCACGTTCAACAATCGAAGTAGTAAAAGGGGGAACAATATTGCTCTGCCAATCTTCTTCGCTTCTTTCGGGTCTCCAGGCTTCGTATTGTTTCTCCCACTTATCCCATAGAGTTTCAATACTCACTCCGTTCATATACCTGCCGTTTTTCATTCCCACAAATCTCTCGTACACTTTCTCCCTGACTTTCTGATTCTCGGTTGAAGGCTTATAGGTTGCGTCTATCTGATTTTTCTTGTTTTCAAGGAATTCTATCATTACTTCAATTATAACTTATAAATAAAGCATTAAGCAGGATATCCCCCAGCTCTTCCTATCGAAGACCTCACTTCTCTTTTTTGAGGTGTAAATCCAATCTCATTAATCGTTGCCAAGGCGTCGGCAATGTCGTCATTTTTAGCATGAGGAAATCTTTTAAGTTCATCTTCCAGATACTTAGTGAGCGGGTGGTGGCTGTCATGATAGACAGAACCCCGCTCATAGAAAGGCTGCAAAGAACGAATACGATCTTCTTTTGAACGTGTGGTATGTGCGACTTCTTTGATGGGTACATAGTGTCCTCTCTTTTTCATCTCGTCCCGAATATAGAATTGAAGAATTCTCTGGAAAGCTGTTGACTCTACCGCGAAAGTGTAGGGTTTGTGAATAAAATCCCATTCAAAGATCTTTTCTATAAGTTTCTGGGGAGGAACTTTATCTCTCCAAATGTCTAAGATATACCAGGTATTGTTCTTGTCCACTCCCACACAGATCATTGCTGAAAAGTCATTCTCGTTCTTTTCCCCGAATGCTGGGTCTAGAGAAACAAACTTTGTTAAAACCATTCCCTTTAGATCATCCTTCTCATAATATTTAAAATTCCTAAACTCTGCGTTTTCTGGAGGAACAGGATCTAATAAGTATTGACCTGAAAAGTGGGAAAGTCCCTGGTTTCTCTTTAAACCCTCTAAAACGCCCCAGGTGAGTCTCGTAGGGAACAGGAGGGGAGAAACACCCCATTCTCCATCAAAGACGTCCTTGCCCCCTTTTCTGACGAAAGAACC